ATTGTTACGCCAGCACCGCCACCGCCAAAGCCAAACTCACCCATGCGGTCAAGAGGAATGATTGCCTCTGGCCCAGCCTCACCGGCGGTAATAGTCGTAGCGCGTGTGACCACGCCACCTTCAGCCATAAGAGTGCCAAGGCCACCTACAGAGAAGCCCGAGAGGTCAATGCCAGAAATGTCAAAGCCTGGCACAGCAATGCCCATAGTGGCTTGGATGCCAGCGAGGAAAGACTTAGCGCTGTCTACGCCTGCTTGGTAATACTTAGCAGCTGACTTTGCAGCCATCTTGTCTGCTAGGTCTGTCATCGAGGCAGTGAGATCGTTAGCGCGTAGAACACCATCAGCAGAGCCAAGGATTTCTTCAGCAATAGCGGTACCGCCATCAACGCCAGCAGCCAAGACTTGTTGTAGCGCTGCCTCATTAAGGTTAGCGGCCATGAGCCTGCTGACCAACTCGCCAAACTTCTTGGCTTTGTCAGCCTGCTTGTTTAGCGACTCAAAGAACGTCTGAGGCTTTGCTTGTGCAGCGGTCACTTCGTCAGTGGCAAGAGCCAGATCACCCATAGCGTCAGCCAGTAACTGTGCGTAGTCATCACGCTTAAAAAAGTTGTAGTCAGCTTGTGCCTTGTTCACTTTGGCTTGAGCCTCTGCTTGCTTGGCGAGCGCGGTCTTAACATCGGCAGCGTTGCCGGCAATCTCGGATTGAGCATCAGCAAAGTTGAAACCACTGGTGATTGCTTGCCCTACGCCTTTGCCGAAAGAATCAAAAGCGCCTTGAGCGTCAGCAAGTTTGGCTGTGGCATCATCGAGCTGGGCGTTCAGTTTGTCCTGTATTGCTTGCGCCAGTTCTTCAGCCTGGCGCTTCATTTCAGCGGCAGCCTCTTTAGCCTTTGCCAAGGCAGCGGCGTGTTTCTTAGCGGCAGCAGCAGCCTTCTCTTTGGCCGCGCTAGAAGCCTTTGTGGACTTGGCGCTGTCATCTTCAGCGACTGTCAGGTCTTTAATGTTCTTAGTGACACGGCTAGTGACTTGGCTGTTCTGCCTTAAAGCTGCTGCCTGATCGCGCACCTTGTCATTGACAAGACCAACCGCCCTGAGCAAAGGCCCAAGGGAAGGAGTGTTCTTAGCTACTTCTTGGATACCGGTAGCAAGGCGGCCAAACCATTTTTTAGTTGATGACTCTGCACCCTGTGTGTCAGTAGTCAGATCAACAAGCACTTGTGCGTAGTCGCTAAGAATTGGGATTAGTTGCTTGCCTACTGTTTCTTCAAGTTCGCCTAAAGCAATCTTTAGTGTGGTGACTTGACCCTCAAAAGTTTGGGCGTTCTTTGTGGCAGCGCCAGCGAAAGAGGCAGACAGACTGCCAAGAACACCGTCAAGGTCTTTGGCTTTTACAGCGTTCTGATCGAGAGGAATGCCAAGGCGAGTAAGGGCAGTGAAATTTCCAAGGGTCGCACGTGAGAGCGCGGTAGAAACTGAGGTGAGATCACGGCCCGACCCAGCAGAAATATCTAGTGCCAGTTTTAATAGGGACTGTGCCTGCGTGACATCCTTTGTGGCTCGGACAAGTTTGGAAAGTGCCGGTCTAAGAGCGTCATCAGCCGTGGCTGTTTGGTACATGAGTGCCGTAACGGAATCTTCCACGGCAGCGACCTGCAACTTGTTAGCGCCGACAGTGTTCTCGAGCGCAATCTTTAACTGTTCCTGGCTCTTTTGATCTTCAGCAGCTGCCTTGACAGCCTTAGTAAGTCCAGCAGTGACAGCACCAATAACAGCAATGGCGGCAGGGCCACCGTACTGCTTCAAGGCATAAGACGCTTTCTGCGTATTTGTCTCGAGCTGTGAAAAAGCCTTCTGTGCTTTTCTTATTCCCTTTTCATCAAAGGCCGAAACGATGTTGAGAACTACGCTCATCAAATCCTCATTGCATTGTTAGTTTGTTTCATCACTTTATTTACCAGCTCGGTCACCTGGCGGTTCACATCTTGATACGCGGAATTGTAAGCGCGGTAAATAACACGTGAAGGCTGGCCGTACTTGGCAGTCAGGTTTTCAGACAGTTGTCCTTCTGCTGCCATGTCAAAGATTGTGGCTTGAGGCCCAGCCCAACGAACGCCGAACACGCCAAGGTTTTGGCGGTACCCACTAAAAGAGTCGCGGACTTGCTTGCCACTGGTAAAGGGCTTGAGGTTCTTTTTTACCCGGTTGTCCATCCAGCTCATAATGTCAGCGCCTGACTTGCCCTTCCATGATCGTGCCATGCCCGACAGTGGTGCACCGCTGGGAAGTAGCGCTTCAGCCTTGGTGACTACTGGTTTCACAATCTGCTTGAAGTCACGTGTGATTTCTCGCCTGAGTTTTGGGTCAATGCGGTTAAGTTCCTTCAGTGCCTCTTTAAGGCCCAGAACTTCAATACCGACATTTGCGCTCATTACTTCTTTCGACTTTCATTAATCATTTTGATGACTGTCGAGAGGTCGTCAGTTGTGAACTCTATCTCACGTGGCCAGAAGCCTGTGGCAATAAGCACCCCCGCTAAAGAATGTCGGTAGGTGCCTCGGAGAAAGGGCGGTCAGTTTCCTCGCTAACAATGTCCAGGCTGACCAATTTTTTAATGAAGTCATCAAAAACAATGGGCACAACAATGCCGTGAGTCTGGCAGGCGGCCCAGCAAAGAAACGCCAGATCTTCTATGCCAATGCCGTTGGCCATCTCTGACGCTTTGGTCTTGAACTTGCGTTCCCATTGGGTAACACACCATAGGTTGGTGCTTACTGTGAATGGGCCTTCGCCCATGTCAGCGCGGAGCTCTAGTTTCATGTCGGGTTTCCCTTGTTGGTTTTGTTATGAAGTTGCAGCAGTGTAAACACCGCCGCGGAATGTCAGCGAAATGCTCGAGAGCTCGCCCAGAGTGGCATCAATAACTGGCAGTGCTTCAAGGTATGTGCCGGTCAAAGTAAACGATGGGTTAGTTGCACTTGTAGCTGCTGAAGTTGGTTTCATAATCACAGTGGTGGCTGTGCCTACAAGAGTTGCCAAGGTGGCGTAGGTCTCTGTGGCTGCATAAGACATGAACAACTCGCAAGTAAGTTCATGATCACCAAGGCCAGCTGTGTAGACGCGAGAAGAACCACCGAAAGCAGTGGACTCAAGGGCATCAAACTTGACAGTGAGCGTTGCTGATGTTGTCTGGTCTGACAGATCAACTGAGTTGACAGTGAGTGATGGGTTAGAAAGGTATGTGCTTGTGGCCATGTGAGTTACTCCTCTGGAGATGTTTCTTCTGTTTTAGCAGATTTGGTGGGTGATTTGTCGGATTTGATGAAGCCGCCTTCAATGAGGGCTTCAATGTTGGTTTCTTCAGAAGGCTCGAACTTGTCGCCCGGTGTTCCGATTCTTGGACTAATGATTGTGTACATGATTCGCCTTACGCTGTCTGTGCCTGTACGGATACTACTAGGTCGTAGCAGGGATATTCTGCACCGCCAATTAGGTAGGCAGTGGGCTGGCCGTTCATCACGATCACATTGCTTGAGATGACTTTGGCTGTGGTGTCGAGAAGTTGGCGTAGCACTGGCAAGTTGGCTGGGCCTGAGCCAAGCACCTTGATTGGGAACGTCACATTGAGGATGTTGCCGTTGCCTGCAAAGGTGGTGAAGGATGGCGCGTCAATAAAGACACAGTTAGGCACAATCTTGGTGGGGTCTGTTACAACCCTCAGCCCAGAGACTGTGGCTATCTTTGCTGCCACGTCATCTATGGCTTCGTTGAGAAGGTCTGTAAAGGCCACTACGCCACCTGAGGGCGATGGATGCCCAGTAACTGCTTAACGATTGGAGTCATCGCTGAGACGCTTGCAGTGCCCATTCCGTCAAAGGTGGCAAAGGTGTCTTGAACGGAACCTCGAGCGCGCCACAGTGCAGCTGCATACATGAGAGTACCCAGCGTGACATCGTGGCCTGGTGAAGTTGTGAGGCTGTCAAAGTAGCCAGACTCTTGGCGGCGGCGATAGGCAAAGTCATTGGCTGCATTTCGGGCCTGAGTAGCAAGCGTGTAGTCATCTGAAGGATTCAAAATTTCTACGCCCAAATATGTGATCAGTTCCGCCACTGTCACCCATGTGCAGTTCTGCGTGTAAGTAATCGTGCCAGTAGCTGACGCTGTGCGCTGTACGTCTGTGCCGGTACAAGCAAAGAGCACTTGGTTAGGGATGCTGACATTGCTATTAAATAACAGATCACCTTCAGTGTCTATGCCGATGTACTCATACTTGGGCAAGGCGTAGACAACGAACGTGCCGTTAAAGGGTGCAGCAACACTGGCAACAGTGATGGATTGCCCCACCTCTATTTCAGTATCTGTCAGTGTTTGTAGCACTGCATAGTTGTCTAGCAGTTGCTTGAAAGTGACTGTGTATGTAGCCATCGGCGGTAGCCGCCTTTCGGACTAAGCGATTACGATGCCCTGAATGAAGCTGGACTTGGCAACGAAAGTTGAGAAGTAGCCGTAGTAGGAGAACGTACGAGAGAGCGTAGAAGGATTCGCAATGCTCAAAACGCCTTGCTGTGCTTCGTAGATTTCGAAGCCCGGTGCGTAGGTGACAAGCATTGTTCCTGATGCAAAGTTGTTATCAACAACAAGCGTGAGGCCCATGACATCCATTGAGTTGTAACCAAGACCACCAACGCGTCCAAGCGAGTTCTGACCAAGAACACCGTTTGTGGTGTAGCCAAGAACTGGGCGCTT